CTGGGGGTGGGGCGCCACCATTGGCCTCCGCTTCGGCAGCGGCTCGCGCCGCTGCCTCCGCTGCTAGTCTAGCCCGCCGTTTGGGTCTGCCTGCCATGTGAGCCTGATTCTATCCTAAATTTTCACGGGGGGTAAAGGGACGTTTTGCCTTTTTGCCCCCACCCCACGGGGGGGGGTGAAAGAAGCATATGGCCCTGGCCAGCCCGCCCCCCGGTTTTTTCAAAGGGGGGGGCTGGGCGGTGGGGTAGCAGAATGGCCGGAAACCCATGGAACCGCATAAGGCCCATTATGTAAAAATACTCGCTAAGTGTCTGATATGGTTACATTCTTACGTTTACGCCCATCGGCATTGTTTCCTAGTTTTTTAACCTCGTTTCCCGTCTCAGGGTCTACGTCAATTATGCGCCGGGCTTCCCGTTCTTTCTGGCGCATCTTGTCATTGGCCAGCCTAAGCGCTTCCACATAGGATTCCCCAGCTTCGATGGTATGCGTTGTTTTATCTCCATAAATTCGGGGCGCTATCTTTCCGACAAGCCAGCGCCTAGCATCGAATTTCAAGCGCGCAAGCTGCGCTTGTTCCGGGTCTATGGTTTTTTCAACGTCCCGAACGGCCTTTTCCGCAATTGCATGGGCCTGTTGTTCACGGGCGCGCGCGTAAGCTTGCTGCCATCGCCCATCTAATCGCGTCAATTCGCCATGCACCACATAACTAGAAGGGAAGCCGTCCTTCCCATATAGGTCACAAAGCAATTCCCCATTACCGACACGGCGCAGTAATTCGGGAATGTATTTTTCGGGGTCATATTTGGGAGGATATGGCATAAGCCAAAGGATACCTAATCCAAGCCCATAAAAAAAGCCCAGCATTTAGCCGGGCCTATTTTGGTGCCGATTTGATCTAGATTCCGTCCCCCTCCCCAGGCTGACAGCCTCCCACTATGTCAAAGCTTTTGGAAAGCATAGCCCGCACCAAAGCCGGGAGATTCTTTCCTTTTGGCCATTTTGGCGGATCAATTCCGGCGATTCGGAGATTTAACGCCCAAAGCCGCCCGATTTCATAATTGGCTTGCCCTATTTGATCCGTGAATCGCCAAGTATCAAAACCCCTCCCTGCCACCATGTCCGAATATCCTATCTGCGCCGCTATAACTGCCGGATGCGCCGCTAAGCCGCGTTTTGGAGCGCCGCGTTTTAGGGTGTTATTTTTCATGCCGCCCCTCTCACAACAAAGCCGGATTCATCGCGCTTTGCCTTACGGCCCTTCGGCAATAGCCCAACAATCACGCCCTGAGGGTCTAGATGGCGCAAATCGTGCTTATCCCCATCAATTACCGGCAAACCCTGCCAATATTGCGGGATACTTTCAAACACTACGGCCGCATTCAAACCCCTTCGCACTACTGCCAAAACATCGGCTTTATTCTTTTCAGTATGCGATAGCGTCAAGTGATAGTTTTCGGGAAGCTTTCGCGTTAAGCGCGACGCGATTTTTGTATAATCCACGAATTGCAGCCCAGGGAAAGCTTCCATTAGATTAGAAAAGCGCTTGCCTTGCCTCTCACAAGATATGCCTTCAAAGGCGATATCAGTTGAACCATTCATTCTAACGCAAAGCTTCAAGCCCATTCGCTGCGCCTTTTTCTCCGCCAATTCGATCGAATGCACTATATCGGCCATGTAATCCGCCCGGCTTTTCATAAACCGGCGCGCCTTGTCGATCCGGCTTTTCCGAACGGAATTTAAATCGGCTTCATTCGCCACCATTCCAGCTTGGCCAGAAAACCAGCCCAAGCAAAGCGCTTTGCAAGCTGCCGAAGCTTTAGGGCATAGGTTCCCCACCCCTGCTAGATCCGCTGGCGCCATGTAGTGAATGGCATTCAGATAGCCAAAGCCCTGTGCCTTTATGCCTTTGGCAGAATCGAAGCTGAAAATTCGGTTTTGCATGGTTTCCCCCACCATTATGCTTGCGTTAGCCGCGCCAGCGCGGCGTGATACCAGTTTTCCTGAGATATATTTTCCACCCATTCATTGTTCACCGCATCTTGGACAGATTTTATTGTTTGTTCCCGTTCTTCTTGGTCTAATCCCAAGCCGTTTTTTGTCCATGTCTCCCAAACATGGCAGACTGCCGAGTCAAAATTGTTTTCCCACTGTGATTTGTGACCAGACCAAATGCCAAGCATTTTTTGCTGTGGTGTTTGGTTTTTGCGGGAGTGCTTTAAATAAGCCATGGCTCTTACCTCCCTCAAAAGACCAGCAGCCAAACAAAAAGCCCCAGAAACAAAGCGCAAATACCAAGATCATCTTTGAAAGCCATTGTCTTTTCCTCTTTGCGATGCGCGCATGATCGCGCGACACAACAAAGGTGAATATTCTTGACGAAAAATGCAAGCATAAAAATGCGCTGATCAAAATTATTTTTCAGCCCTAGTTTTCGGGCCTTTTCTGGCATTGCGTTTGCATCTTTGGCATTTCCATAACCAAGGCCAAGCCCATGATCCTCAAGCGCATTTCCTGAAAATGTTCATATCGCATTTGGAAACTGATCGATCAGGTCAGACCGAAAGTGCCGTTTAGTTTTTTCGGCTCTAACTTTCCCCAAAATGCTCATGCCGGATTTAAAAATCAATCGATCCGGTCAAGCCCAAACTGCCCTTTAGGGATTTCTGGAATGATAATGGATATGCAGCCTTTCAAGTGCTTGCTTTAGCTGCCCTACTGCCTTGGCGGTTTCTATCCCTTTACATTCAGCCCAACCACTGAGAGTACCATGGCTCAGTACCGCCCAGGCGACCACGGGCATTGTAGTTGTCCCTATTGAACGGCTAGCCCTCAAATACGCCTCCCTAGCCCCAAGCCTCCCAGCCTGCCCGGCGTAGTAATCGTCCCTAAACCGTTTTGCAGCCGCGTGCAGGGCCTCTGTAATCATCCCCCTACCCAACATAGCATCAGGCACCCAAAACCGCTCAGACACCGTTATATCGCCTTCCTGTGCGTCCGGCCCGAAGTCTATCTGTTCTGCCTCGAATGCCCGGCTCATACCTTCAATTTAGATGGGTATGTCATCTTCGATCAACTGTCCTTTCCGCACCACCTTCGCCTTGGGAAAAGCAGCCTTGATTTCCGCGATAGGTGAAGCCCCTTTCAGAACCCGCCCCACCTCCTCCACCGTCCAAGCCTCCGCGTTCCACCCTTCCGCCTTAGCCCGCGCCAGGACCGCCTGTGCATGGGTATCATCCTGACAGATGCAGATGGTGCCCCGTTCCGCCTCATCCGCCTGCACGGTCATCAGCGGCCCCGGCAGCGGTTCATACCCAGCAGCCCGAGCCTCCGCTTCCAAGGCCCGCCAGGCCCGCATCATCATGGCGTCCAGTTCCGCCATATCCTCACCAGCCATTGTCGCCTGCCGGTGCATATCCTGGGCGCTGACGAACCGCTCCCGCGTTTCGGGCGACACCAGACGCGGGAGCCTATCGAACCCCCACTCTCTTTCCAGCCCCGCCACCAGTGTATCCAGCGCCCCCGCCATCCGAGATCGCCATACCCATTCGCCATTTGCCTCTGTGAGTGGCGGGATAATTTCTTCTTTCACCATCTTTCCTCTCTCTCCCAAGTCAGGGGCTTACCCGTAACCGTAACACCGTAACACACCTAAAGGTGTGTGTTACGGGTGTTACGGTGTTACGGTAAGCTGCCCGGATGGCGTAACAAAGTAAAAAACAACGTGTTACGGCGCGTGTTACGGTGTTACGCCTGGTTTCCCACGCCACCTTAACTAACCTCGCTATCTTCTTGAATAAGCCACACATATCCGCTTTGGTGCCCCACCATGCGAAGCTTGATTAGCCTGTTTTTCGTCCGATTCCATGTTACGCGCTTCTTGTCCGTATCATCTATGGAAGCCGTAACATGCCACTTGTTACGCCAATGTTCTTCCGTCAATACACGGCATCGAGGTAGATCACCCCAACTTTCTTGACCATAACGACTAATCATTTCCTTGAGGTTTTCCATTGCCATTAATTCCCACATATTGAGTTTGGGACCTTGTGGCTTCATTTCCTCGGGATCGGCGGCGACCACGATGCAACTGGTGACGGGTTTATCCCGCCGGTTGCGGCCCAGTTCGATGGTCTGAAGTTTGAAGACCCACTCGCCTTCTATCTCTAAATCGCGTTGCTTTTTTACACTGGCGACGGACGGGCTGTCCTTGCCTGCCTTGGTGATTTCGATCTCGGTATCTGTCGCGGCCCGCAGCAGGCTATGCCCGCGCGCCCCTTTGGCGGTGTCCTTGCCTGAGTGGTGTACGGCGTTGATATGGACGCCTGTTGCCTGCCTGATCCGGTCAATGTTGGTTACCAGGGCGCCCATATCGTCTGGCGCGTTCTCATTCCCGCCCGCCAGGGCGCGTGACAGTGTGTCCAGGACTACCAGCCGCACCGGAACCTTCATCTCCTCCATGGCCCGCCTGATGGCGTCTATGAGCCTTTCGGTGTCAGCTTCGGGATTCAGTAGGTTGATGGATACGGGGATGATGGCGAAGGGGATTTCCTCGCCTTCTAGGTTGAGGTGCTTTCTGAAGGCGGCAACGCGGTTGCTGATGCCGTGGCTACCTTCCAGGGCGCAGTAAATCACGCCCCCCGGTTCGGTGGTTCGCCCGTTCCATTTGATCCCCAAGGCAACATGCAGGGCCAGATCGGTCATAAAGAACGTTTTGCCGCAGTTGCTTTCGCCGTAGGTGACGGACATCCCGCCTTCGGTAAGTAGCCCTTCAACGAAATCGGCGGCGTCGAGATTGGGATGGATGTTGTTGAAATAGACCAGCGGCAATCCGCCATCGGGCGTAACATTGCCCGTAACATCTTCCTGTTGGTGTGTTACGGGCTTTGTTACTGCCCTATCCACCTTCACAAGCCCTCTAGCCGCTCTTTCCAGCGTGTATCGCACCTTCATCCTGAACTCTGCCTCGCCCCGCCCAGGGCGCCGGAAATCCACCTTGCTGGCGTACTGTGGCCAGCCTTCCGCCACTACCTCTTCTTCTGTCGGCAGGCGCCCCAGCTTGGCCTTCAGATCGGCGACCACGGCCAGTACCGTGTTTCGCATATACTGCTCCCGCCCGTCGGTGATCTGGCCGGGCAAGCCCAGCGGCCCCGGCGCATGGGTCACAGGCGTCACCGCGCCCGTGCCGTGGATAACGTCCTGGCAGATCAGGTCCACCATCGAATCGGTCAGGCTGGGCAGGCCAAGATCATCCACATGGGCATCCACATCCCAGGAGTACTGGCGCCCACTGGCGTGAACCGAAGGCGGCGCGACAATGAAGCCACCATCTCCCCGGATGTCCATGCCCGGCAGGATGCCTTTTCTGGTGGGAACCTTCTTCCCAGGATGGGAAAAGAACCTGTGGCACCCGCCACCCCCGGTCAGGGCAACCGGGCCAACCCCAAGTCGCGGCAGCAGTTGCTGTTCTGTGGCGGCGCCAATGTCGCCATCGAAATCCGCCACAGTGAGATTACTGATGGCGCCGGTAACGATCCCGACCCCCATGGTGGGATCGGCAAACCAATCCTGAATTTCGGCTTCGGTGGCGCGACGGTTTTGGAATTGGTGCCAGGGAATGGCGGGGATTTTTTCGCCCCGCCGCACCGGCACCACGGACCACCCGCGCCGGAGGTAATACAGCGCCCATTCTTTCGCTGGGGCTGATAGGCTTGGTGCGGTCAGTGACATGGCGTCTTCCCCGGATATTCGCTGTGTGGCGGGTATTCTTTGTCTTGTAGTGGGATGCACATTGTTTCCTCGTTTAGAACAAGTTGCCTTGCTCAATCTTGGTGCGGGTTATTTTGGGGTTTTGGGCATCTATTTTGCGCGCCATAAGTTCTGGTATTTGCGCTGGCGCTTTGCTGCTGCCGTTGTGGTTCCTGGCAATGTTGGTGCTGTCTGCTGAAGCGAAAGGGCCAAGGCCCTTGCCCTGCCTCCTTCATGGCGCGGAGCATATGCACCCAAGGCTTTCTGCCTGATTTCTCCAACAGTTCCCAAGCTGCTTCAATCCGGCCCACCCAGGCACTGTTTCCTGGGGTAGCGTAAGCCCCACTGCTGCCAAAACATAGCCGGGGCCATTCATCCGCCAACCGGCGCAATCTATCCAGGCTTTCATGTAGGTGCCAGACAGGCGCGACAAACTCCCTTGGTAGCGGGTTCGCCTTCAGTAAGGCGTCATTGGCTTCCTCGTCGCCATCAATCACATCGGGCAGAACCGCCCAATGGGGGTGGCGCAATGCTGGCCCACACCACTCATAAAACGCCAACCAATCTATAGAAATGCCCCGCGTCCAAGCGGAGAAGGCGCCATTATCCAGCATGACAGATGCGCCGTGTTGCAGGCACCACTTCAGATCATGCGGCGCCATAAATGACACACAGAAGTGGCGCCCAGGCATGGTGGCGAGTGCGGTTCTGGGGGTGATTGGGGTTCCGTGATAGTGCAGCATCAGCCGCCCCAGCGTGATTGGTTGCCTTTAATACCGGCATCAGATTTGGCTTCTGAAAGCGCCCCATGCAGACACTTGATCCCCCTGGTTTGCGCTAAATGCTCCCACTGGTGTTTGGTTAGCCCCAACATCCTGCCTGCCTCGCTTACGGTGTATCCCTCATTAATTAACCGCCTCATTTCTTTCTCCCGATACTTCATCATTCCTTCGCTTGCTCGTTCCATTGGTTCCCTCTTGATCCGAAAGGAAAGGCGGCAATCGTTTAATTGCCGCCTTTGGTTTGTTAATCTTCGGCCTCTGGCTTCGCCTTGGCTTCTTTGGCGTGGCTGCACCAGTCATGTGGTTTGACCATCACCCAGCGATACCCGCTATGCGATGGTGCTAACCGGCATTCACCTTGCCGACTGTCAGCGGGCAGATACCACTGACAGTTGGCGCAGGTAATGTCGCGGGGGTGCTTAACCCTCATTAGAACGGTAGGGGTTTAACAGCTTGCGGCGTTGGCGGAGGTAGCGCAGGCGCGCTCTGGGCGATAGGTGCTGCCACACTTTGCGCGCCAGCCGATCCAGCCGAAGGCAATTCTGGCGGACGCGGTACCCACTTAATGATCGCGAAGTTCGGCGTATAATTTGAACCATGCTTGCCCTTCACCTCCGTTGCGCCCTGGAACTGAACCACCGGCAGCAACCCTTGGGCTTTCTCCGGCGCAGCTTCATATTGGCTATGCAGGGTGTCAATCGCGGCCAGAACCGCGTTGGCGTTGCTGCTGAACTCGCGGACGGTGCGGTTGCCATCCAGAACCCGCAAGGCAAAGCCCTGCTTCGGCTTGACGGCGTTGCCGCGCTCATCCATCCCGTAATCCCCCTCTGGGCAAGGCGGTATCGGCTGGCCGATCTTCACTAGCGCCCGTACAGGAGCCATACCCGGCTTAAACAACAGCCACCCAACTTGGATATTTTCCATATCCGCGACGAAGGCGGGCTGCTGGAAGGAAACATCTTCTTCCTGCTTTTCCCAGCGCCCGTTGACCTCCACGCGCTGGCTAAACTTCAGGCGCCCAGCCTTGGCGTTGTAGTTGACCAGGGGCAGGAAATCACCGCTTGCGGTTTCGCTGCCACCGATAGAAAGACCTAAACCCATCTAAATGCTCCAGATGTCTAAAAATGCGCCAAATTTGAACACGTTGGCGCCTCGTGTTTACATCCCGTAGATTTCCTTACGGGCTGCTTCTGCGGCTGGATCGGACCAGTAGAAACTATCTACGTCCGGCACCAGCAAACCTATCAACTCATGTTTATCTGCTGATATGGCGAGAAACCGCTTCAGCCTTGTGGCGATTGCCTGCAAGTGCGCCCAGTGATCGGCGACATTCTCAAGTTGATACACCGCCACCTTCTTCGGGCTGCAATACGCGAATCGGCAGATTTGGTTTGTATGGACAACGTACCCACTTC